GCAGTCGCTGTGCGTGTCCTGTCACAACCGCAAGACCGCCCGCGAGTCGGCAGGGCGGTCAGTAGTCCCCCATGGGGGGGTAAATCTCTAGGGATGGCGAGCCACGATGCGCTCGCCTGCCCAAATTTTTTCGCATGCAAATTGAACTAGGGGGGGATCCCCCCTGGACGGGATACCTATGGCCGGTCGCAAACCGCTGCCCACCAAAGTCAAGCAAATCAAAGGAACGCTGCAACGCTGCCGCACCAACCTGCGTGAACCCAAGCCGGAAGGTGACCTGGTAGAGCCGCCCGAGTACATGCCTGAGGGTGCAAAGGCCGCATGGCGTTACGCCTTGGAATGCGCCCCACCGCACCTGCTGAAGAAGCTCGACATGTCGGTGCTGGAGATCTGGGCCTGTGCGGCCGACCTGTACCGCAAGGCACAAGCTGGAATCGCCAAGACAGGTCTGCTCGTGAAGGCACCCAACACCGGTGTGCCAATGCAGTCGCCGTATCTGGCGATCGCCAACAAGCAGGCACAGATCATGACCAAGGCGGCAACCGAGATGGGGTTCACCCCGGCATCCCGGTCCCGGGTCACGCTGCCCTTGGAAGCGGCCGATGATGACCTGGACCCCTGGGCCGACATTGCAGGGTGATAGGCCATGGCGGTGACGAACTATGCGGCCATGGCCAAGCGCTATGCCGAACAGGTGGTGGCCGGCGAAGTCCTTGCCTGCCGCTGGGTGCAGCTGGCGTGCCAGCGGCAACTGAACGATCTGGCGCGATTCAAGGGCAAGGGCAGTCCGTACCTTTTTAACCCCAAGCTCACGGACAAGGACGGCAGGAGTTTCCAGCCAGCCGACAACCTGTGCGCGTTCATTGAGCGCTTGCCCCATGTGAAGGGGCCGCTGGCAGGCGAGCCGATTCATCTGGAGCCTTGGCAAGCCTTCATCCTGACAACGGTGTTCGGCTGGGTCAAACCCAATGGCACGCGGCGCTTTCGTCGCTCGTATATCGAGGTGCCTCGGGGTAACGCCAAGTCGACCCTGTCCTCGGCCGTAGCCCTTTACATGCTAGCGGCCGACCGTGAAGGCGGTGCCGAGGTGTATTCGCTGGCAACCACCCGTGACCAGGCGAGGATCGTCTTTGGCGACGCGCAGACCATGGCCAGACGCAGCCCGGGCTTTCGGCGCAGGTTTTCGGTGGAGGTTGGCGCGCACAACATGCACGTGCTGGCCTCGGGATCGAAGTTTGAGGCCCTCTCGGCCGAGGGCTCGACCCTGGACGGTCTGAACATCCACTTCGGATGCGTGGACGAGCTTCATGCACATAAGACCCGCACCGTCTACGACGTGGTCGAAACTGGTACCGGCAAGCGAGACAACTCGCTGCTCTGGGTGATCACCACGGCAGGGAGTAATCGAGCCGGCATCTGCTACGAGGTCCGGACGTTCGTGACCAAGTTGCTCGATGGGGTGTTCGAAGATGACACCCAGTTCGGAATCATTTACGGCTTGGACGACGGAGACGACTGGACGTCCGAGAGCGCGCTGATCAAGGCCAACCCCAACTGGGGCATTTCGGTGCGCCCGGAGGTGCTGGTGCCGCTGCAGGCCAAGGCCATGCAGTTGCCCAGCGCGGTCAACAACTTCAAGACCAAGCATCTCAATGAGTGGGTCAACGCGGATACCGCGTGGATGGACATGCGGGCCTGGGATGCCTGTGGCGACCCGACGCTCGACATCGAGGCCTTCACCGGCCAGCCTTGCTGGATTGGACTGGATCTGGCCAGCAAGACGGACATCGCGGCGTTGGTACTGGTGTTTCCGCACCCCGAAGTTGCAGACGCCTACGTGGTCTTTGGCAAGTACTACCTGCCCGAGGACACGGTAGCCGCCGCGGGCAACAGTCAGTACGACGGCTGGATGCGCACTGGGCGTCTGACCGTGACGCCTGGAAACGTGATCGATTTCGGCTGGATCGAAGCGGACCTCCTTGAGTTGGCCTCGCGCTTTGAAGTGCAGGCAGTGGCCTTTGACCCGTTCCAGGCCACGCAACTCTCGACCCGGATGCTGGCCGAAGGCCTGCCCATGATCGAAGTGCGTCCGACGGTGCTGAACTTCAGCGAGCCGATGAAGACACTCGAAGCCCTGGTGCTTCAGAAGAAGCTCACCCATGACGGCGATCCGGTGCTCAACTGGATGGCCAGCAACGTGGTGGCGCACCTGGACGTCAAAGACAACATTTACCCACGCAAGGAGCGGGCAGAGAACAAGATCGACGGCATCGTGGCACTGATCATGGCGCTCTCGAGGGCTATCACGCCCGGGGAGAACGTGGTGCTGGGATCCGACTACGAGTTGATGCTGCTCTGAACTGATGGGACTACTGAGCTTTTTTGACCGATTTCGGGCGTCCAGCGATGACCGCTCAGCTTGGGGCGATTTTTGGTTTTCACCCGTTACAACACGCAGCGTTTCCAGCATGCGGGTCTCGGCCGATTCGGCCATGCGCCTGGCAGCTGTCTACGCCTGCGTGCGGATCCTCTCGGAAACGATGGCATCGCTTCCCTTGGTTCTTTATCGCCAGCGCAAGGACGGTGGTAAGGACCGGGTGACCGACCACTGGCTGTACCAGGTACTGGCCAAACGCCCCAACCGCTACCAGAACCCGTTCGAGTGGCGAGAAATGCTCCAAGGGCACCTGGCCCTTCGTGGCAACGCCTTCTGCCAGATCATCACCGATGGCCGTGGCGAAATCACCCAACTTGTTCCCATTCACCCCGATCGGGTGCGGATGGAACTGCTCGATAGCGGGGAATACCGCTACCGGGTGCGCAACCAGGGTGGGCAGGAAATGCTGCTGCCCCGGGGACAGATCTGGCACCTGCGGGGCCTCTCGTCAGATGGGCTCTTTGGCCTGAGCCCCATCGAATTGGCTCGGGAAAGCCTGGGGATGGCGTTGGCTGCCCAGGACTATGGCGCTCGGTTCTTTAACAACGACGCCAAGCCCACAGGCGGGTGGATTGAGTTTCCCGGGACCTTCAGGGACCAGGAGGCCAAGCGGGTGTTCCGCGAGTCCTACCAGGCGGCCCAGTCAGGAGCCAACCGGGGCAAGGTACTAGTTCTTGAAAACGGCATGAAGTTCCATGAGGTGGGCGTCACGAACAAGGATGCTCAGTTCCTGGAATTGCGCAAGTTCCAGATCACGGACATCGCGCGCCTCTTTCGAGTGCCGCCGCACATGATCGCGGACCTGGACAGGGCAACGTTTTCCAACATCGAGCAGCAGAGTCTGGAGTTCGTCATGCACACCATGACGCCCTGGGCCGAGCGCTGGGAGGCCTCGATCGAAGCGGACCTGATGCTCGATGGCGATGAGCTGGAAGTCGAGTTCGACTTTGCCAATCTCATGCGCGGTGATGCGGCCAGTCGCTCGGCGTATTACCAAAGCGGTATCCAAAACGGCTGGCTCACCCGCAATGAGGCGCGAGTCGCTGAGAACCTCAACCCGATCGACGGATTGGACCAGCCGCTTCGGCCGCTGAACATGGTCCAAGAGGAAGACGCCCAAGAAGTAGACAAAGCCGATGAGGCTCAGGAGGGTGAGCCTGCCGAGCTGCTGGGAGGCGAGGGCGATGACGACCAAAGTGACGGTGTCCAAGCACCTCCCGAACCCTTGCGCCAGCGCCTCAGGCGTCTGGTCGAGGCCAACGCCGGGCGCCTGGCCCGGCGAATCAGCAAAAAGGCAGGCTCCGGCGCTTTGGCGCTTTCCCTTGCACCGACGGATCTGGAACTAATTGCCTCGGCTCTGGGCCGCGATCTGGCAGCGGTTCAGGCCTGGGCCTGCGACCTGCCGATACCCCTAAACGAAGCTGCCCTGGTGGCAGCACTCATCGACCTTGGAACCCACGAATGAACAAGCAGCTGCTCCTAAGCGAATTTTTGACCACGCCTTGGGCCCTGATGCCCGAGCGCCTGCAGGCCATTGCCGGGGTACTCTCCCGCTGGCAGGCGGGCGATCTACCCTCTGAAGAAACCCTGCTCAAGGTCAATGCCGACCGGCTGATCCGGGAGAGCCGCAAGCAGTTCGCCTCGGCCAATGCCGGGGCAGGCATTGCCGTTCTTCCCATGTACGGTGTCGTGACCCAGCGAGGCAACATGGTCGATGACATCTCAGGCCCGGGCAGCACCAGCACCCAGCAGTTCGCCGCCGCCCTGCGCCAGGTGCTCGCCGACGAAACCGTAGGCCAAATCCTCATCGACATCGACAGCCCTGGTGGCAGCGTTTACGGGGTGGCTGAACTGGCCGCTGAAATCACCCGGGCCCGCACCCAAAAGCCGGTGATTGCTGTGGCCAACAGCCTGGCGGCATCGGCCGCTTATTGGATCGGATGCGCGGCCAGCGAGCTCTACGTCACCCCGGGCGGGGAGGTGGGCTCGATTGGCGTCTGGCAGGCCCACTTCGACTACTCCAAGGCGCTGGAAGAGGACGGGGTCAAAC